ATTTATTTTGGTTTGTTTAGTGGTATTGGTAGTGGTAGTGGTAGGGGGGTTTTGGCTAGGTTTTTTTGGTCTGCCACCTAACTTCCCATTTACCTTTGAAGCTTCTATTCTCTTGGTAATATAAAGAAATTCTTGAAGTTGTCTTTCATTCTGATAAATGCCTTGAACCTCAACAAAAAATTCTTTGATAATCGTTTCACATGAAACACGTTCTTTATCTGTTATACAATTGCCTATTCTGTAATAAATATCTTTATCGTTAGGAATACCACAGCATCTTTTATTCCAATTCCAACATAGTAAACGAATATAAATACCTATCTGTTCATTTGTAAGATGTTGTGTGCCTGCAATAAAATCTTCTGTAAAAAGATACCAAGCCTTTAATTTTTCTTTTGGTTTTGAATTTTCGTCAATATACATATTAATCTCCATTTATTATTACTCTTAATTGGTAATATTAAATCAAAATTAAATCAACAAAAACCTAAAATATTTATTTGGTTACTTCTGGGATATTCTTTTTGGTATATGATTATGCACAATTCTTTTAATCTGATCTAAACAATCATTTATATTACCTTTTACCACATAATGAGGTGTTTTTAATGCTGAAGATTGTAATTTCCATAACTTTTGTGATTGCGATAATTTGCCTTTTTCATTTTTAAGTTCTATATATAAAATTTTTCCCTCTGGATATTCAATTAATATATCTGGTGCTCCAGACCTCATTCCCATTCGTTTTAATTTAACATTATAAGAAACAGATCGCCTTCCCTCGTTAGCGATATGATAATGCCTAAAAAAATATGTTGATGATAAATACCTTAAATATTCATTTGATGCGATTTGTATGTCTGATTCTTTAGTCATTAAAGGGGATAAACCTAAATTTACCCCCATAATAATAATAAATGTAGATTTTACCACTATTTTAATATTATTTCGTTTATTAGAAACTGAATAGTAGTAAAGGTTAACAGAGAAATACTATTATAAATTTAAATTTTTTACAAACCTTTTTAATTTTTTTGTTGATTAACCTAGAAAACAATATAGGTTTAATACTAATAATAATAATAATAAGAGGTTAACATGACAATATACAAACAAATAATTAAAGATTTAGAAAAGGTTTTTAATAAATTTGATATATTATACAAAGAAAAGAAAATTGCTGATTATTTAGAAAAGAAAGAAGCAATAAAAAAATGGTGGCAAAATCCAACAACACTTGAGGGTTCA